TATTTGAGCAGCGCAAAGGATTCTGGGGATAAAACAAGAATCGCTGAACGTACTGCAGAACTAGCAAAAGCAGAAGCCAATTTAGCCGCGATTAAGTCTGGCGCGAAAGCAAGCATTGTGAAGGTTGGCAATACCAGCAGAACAGAACTTGTTGTAGAAACAACTGGCATTATGGGTTCACCTATTTCCATAGAACAAAGAGGTGTTGCTCAAGTTGCCGCAGAAGAAGAAGTGGCAGCAAGAACCGCATCTGACACGGCGCTTGGTAGCACATCAAAGATAGTAAACAAGAACGGGGCACAGGTCAAAGTGACCACCGACCCTCAAGGAAATGTTACGGAAACTCCAGTGGTTTCTAATGTTGCAACTACACCAACACCAACTGCAACAACACCAACGACAACAGTGGCAACTGGCAAAACTGGCACCGCTGCCAAGGGTGGCAAGAAGGATGTAGCACCAGCGGCACCAGCAACAGACTGGGAAGGAAACCTGCGCAAGTTCGTTCCATCAAAAGCATGGATGCTGGATTTAGACCGCACCAAATACCCTGGACTTTTTGCCTTACTTAAGACAGCATCAGACCAAAACTATTACTCAAGCGAAGAAGGCAAAGTACGCTTTCTCAACGAACTGGACTCAACTGACTTCTTCAAAGAACTAGCAGACTCCAGCCAGCGTCGCGACATCAAGAAACTCGTTGGAGACTTAGGCTTTGATAGCACAGACTTCTCCAAGTTTGTGTCGGACTCCATCAACTTTGGATGGGAAGGCGAAACCCTCAAAGCGAAAACATACGAACAAGTGTTCAGCCGAAATATTGACGGGACATATGCCAACCCTCTTGCAGTAAAACGTGCCCAGAAAAGCAACGACTATCTCCGCGTTCAACTCACAGCAAAGGCTTACTTCAACAACGCAAGCCAAGAGTCCATTGAACGTGTGCTCACTGGACAAGTCAACAGCGATGACTTTGCCCGTCAACAAAGAACAATCGCCAAACAAACCTATGGGCACCTATCTGAACTCATTGACCAAGGTGTGACATTGGACGATTTGGCAACTAACTACAAAAAATCTGCGTCTGCTCTTTTGGAAATTGACCCTAATGCTATTGACATGTCGGCGGCTGACTTTGAAGTTGCTTTGTCCTATGGCGAAGAAGGTAAAAAGCGCACCATGACTACTGGTGAGTGGGAGAAAATGCTTCGTACCGACCCTCGTTATGGTTGGGAAAAAACAAATAACGCTAAGGCTGAGGCACGGTCTTTGGCTTCTAATATTGCACAAGCCTTCGGAAGGATTATCTAGTTATGTCAGATTTTTCATTTGCGGACAATCCTGGTCAAGCCCGCATGATGGCTGCGGCTGAACGGCAACCAACACCAGAGGAACTACAGCAACAGTTTAATAATTTCTATGATTACCGAAACAGTTTGCTGTCTCCTGGCACCCCAACCCCGCCACCTGAAGACACACCAACTTCTGCGTCCATAGCCCAAGGCTTGTGGGAGGCTCAACGTGCACAGAACCTTGCCGACTTCAGTCAGGGCGTAGAAACTGCTACAACCATTCTGCAATCCACCCTTAAGTATTACGGTTTGGATGACCCACAACTTGTCTCCGATGTCAAGACCGCACTAGCCGACCGACGCATCACAGGCACCTCGTCACTTGACGACATTGGTATCCAACTACGTGAATCTCAAGCATTCAGACAACGTTTTGCAGGCAACCAAGCAAGACTCGCAGCAAACAAACCAGCCTACTCAGTCACCCAATACCTGCAACTAGAGTCTTCCTACCGTCAGGCACTCAACGCAGCAGGCATGCCAGCCGACTTCTACAACACACCAGAAGACTTCCAATCATTCATTGCCAACGACATCAGCCCAGACGAAATCAAAGCCCGCGTACAACAAGGCTACGCCGCAGTCAAAAACGCTGACCCAGCAGTAGTCAACGAACTCAAAACCCTCTACGGACTAGACGACGGCACCCTTGCCGCCTACTTCATTGACCCAAACAAAACCAAAGAAGCCGTAATTCGTTCCGCACGCGCCGCAGAAATCGCTGCACAAGCCCGCCAGCAAGCAGGAATCGGACTTAACGTAACCCAAGCAGAATCCCTTGCCACCCAAGGCTTCACCGAACAACAAGCACAACAAGGCTTCTCCCAAGTGAGACAACAACAAGAACTACTCCGCCCAACCGTAGGTGAACAAGCACTTACCCAAGAAGAACTCATCGCAGGAACATTCGGTACAAGCGGTGCAGCAGCACAACGAGTAGCCACAACACGACGCCGCCGACAAGCAACATTTGAAGGTGGCGGACAAACAGGACTCGGCACAGTCGGACAGTAGCCTGATTGCATTCTGTCTTACGGCAGGATAATGTAACCTACGATACTTAGAACAGTAGGAACCTGTGCGGGCGCCCCCCGACTCGCATGGTGCATACGGGGTGACCAATTAACTAAGCAGCCATCACATCCCTCCGATGTGGTGTGGGCAAAAAGGAGCGTGCCATATGTCAGAGTTTGACAACTACGACAGCGAATACCAGACGGAAGAAACCGACACTCGCAATCCATTGCGGGCAAGGATGAAGCAACTGGAAAAGGAAAACGCAGAAGCCAAAAAACTTCTTGCGGAAGCCGAAGCAGAACGACGAGAATTAGCCTTCGTGAAAGCGGGTATTGACCCAACCTCACCGATGGCAAAATACTTTGTCAAAGGCTACGACGGCGAACTTAACCCAGAAGCAATCCGCCAGGCTGCTGTAGAGGCGCAGTTGATTAGTCCCCCACTAGCACCATCACAAACAGAAGAAGCGCAGGCTTGGAACCGAACCGCGAAAATCGCGGCAGGAAGCCAAACAGCGCAACCACCTGTTGACTGGGCGAAACGGCTAGACGAAGCAACGTCGCCGAAAGAAGTAGAGCAAATTTTGTCAGAGGCACGGGCAGCATTACAAAACCCATAAACCTCAAAACAAAGGAATAAATAATCATGGCAGGCGAAACCCAACTCTCGTCTTTGTCCGTAGACCAGGTAGCATTTGACCGTCTCGCGTATTTCGCGTTGCGTTCGGAACTCCTGTTTGACCAGGCAGCAGACGTACAACCAACACAGCAGGCAATGCCAGGTACTGGCGTCACCTTCACAATCTTCAGCGACATTGCAGCAGCAACGTCAACGTTGAACGAAGTGACCGATGTCACCCCAACAGCATTGTCCGACAGCCAAGTAACCGTAACCCTCAACGAATACGGTAACGCAGTAGTGACCACAGCCAAGTTGCGTGGAACAGCGTTCTTGGATGTTGACTCAGCAGCAGCAAACATCATCGGCTACAACGCAGGCGACTCCATGGACCAAGTTATCCGTGAAGTTCTTGCCGCTGGAACCAACGTTGTTTATGCAACTGGTGGCTCCACCACACCAACAAGCCGTGAATCGGTATCAGCAGACGACGTTCTCGCCGCTGATGACGTTCGCAGGGTAACCGCACAGTTGCGTGCAGCAAACGTCGCTACGTTTGATGGCTCGTACCTCGGCTACATCCACCCAGACGTATCGTACGACTTCCGTTCGGCAACTGACGCAGCAGCATGGCGCACGCCAGCAAACTACGTCAACCCAGAGGGTATCTACAATGGCGAAATCGGAAAGTTTGAATCCGTACGCTTCATTGAAACCCCACGTGCCAAGAAGTTCACAGATGCTTCAAACGGCACCAGCACAACTGGAACGATTGACGTATATTGCACGCACATCATGGGTCGTCAGGCTCTTGCTAAGGCGTACAGCGTACAAGACGGAAACGGTGCAGTACCGAAGATTGTCCGTGGCAACGTAACCGACTACCTCATGCGCTTGCAGCCATTGGGTTGGTACTGGTTGGGTGGCTATGGTCGCTTCCGCGAAGCATCGCTCCGCCGCATTGAGTCGTCCTCAAGCATTGGCACCAACTAATAACTGACAACAGTTAGAACAAAAAGCCCCTCATTCCCCCTAGTACGGGAGATGGGGGGCTTTTGTTTTGCTATAGTCATATGATACGAAAGGTTTACGATGTCCATTTCTAACTATGCAGAGTTAAAGATTCTTGAACACACCACGGGTAAGACTGCGTGGACTATTCCTACGAACGTGTATATCAAGTTGCATACGGCTGATGCTGGTGAGGCTGGCACTACTGCCGCTGCTACTGAAGCGACCCGCAAAGAGGCTGCGTGGGCTACAGCCGCTTCTGGTTCTATTGCTACCTCGGCTACTTTGGAGTGGACGAACGTTGCTGCTACAGAAACCTATACGCATTGGTCTATGTGGGATGCTTCCACTTCGGGTAACTGTTTGTGGACTGGCGCGTTGTCGTCTTCTGCTGCTGTGACTGCTGGCGATACTTTTCAAATCACTTCGCTCACCCTGTCCCTAGATTAAGCGGGTAGCCCCTAGTGGCAACAGGTTTCCCTACTTCTCTTGATGCGTTAACTAATCCGCTTAGCACGGATGCGCTTACTAGTCCTTCTCACGCTGACCAACACGCTGATGCCAACGATGCGATTGAGGCGTTGCAGGCTAAAGTTGGTGTTAATGGGTCTGCGGTGACTTCATCGTTGGATTATAAGATTTCTCAATCGTTGTCGGCGGCTTCGTTGATGGCGATTGTTACTATGGATATTGGAGCGTAATATGGCTGTTGGTGACAGAAACGAATCTAGGTTGGGTGGACCAGTTCAGTTGGGTACTACGACTACGACGATTTGTACGGCGGCTACTGGTTACGCTGAGGTTATTAAGCAGGTTGTTATTTGTAACACGGACACGGTTGACCGTACTGTGACGTTGGCTGTGGGTTCTGCTGCTACTGCGGCTAATCGTTTGTTTTCTGCGTTGCCGATTGGTGCTAACGATGTGATGGTTTGGGATACGGCTTTGGTGTTGGCGGCTGGTGAAACATTGCAGGGTTTGTCGGATACTGCAAGCAAGGTGACTGTTACGGTTGTGGGTTGGGAGAAGCAGACTGCGTAATGGGTTTTGATTCTGGGTATGGTATTGGCTCGTTGAAGCCTGGGGTGTGTACTAGTACTACTCGCCCTGCCAGCCCCTTTGTTGGGCAAACCATTTTTGAGACTGATACCAACAAAATGAAAGTTTGGTTGGGTAGCGGTTGGAGTGACGGCACTCAACATGCACTTGCTATATCTGTTGAATACCTTGTTATTGCAGGTGGCGGCGGCGGTGGTTCACAAACCGCAGCAGGAGGCGGTGCAGGCGGTTACAGAACGTCTGTTGTTGGACAGTCTTCAGGTGGTGGAGCAAGTGCCGAATCTGCCTTAGTGCTAACTGTTGGGTCGTATACCGTCACAGTAGGCGCTGGTGGTGCTATGTCTGCCAGTGGTTCAAATAGTGTTTTTTCTTCAATCACCTCCATCGGCGGGGGTCGTGGTGCTGGTGCTGCTGCTGGCAACGCAACTGGCGGTTCTGGTGGTGGTGGTGCTACGGGCGCTGCTGGTACCACAGGACAGGGTTTTGCTGGTGGTAGTGGTGCTCAAGGTGGCGACCCGTATGGTCAGTCTGGTGGCGGTGGCGCTGGTGCTGCTGGTAATGCACCAACTGGCGCACCTGCTTATGGTGGCGCGGGAGGAAACGGTGTTTCTTCCAACATAACTGGCACTGCTGTAACTCGCGGCGGTGGCGGTGGCGGTGGTATTTACAACTTCGGTACTGGCGGTGCAGGCGGTACTGGCGGCGGTGGCGACGACACGGAATCTGGAACCGCGAACACTGGTGGCGGCGGTGGTGGTGCTAGTGGAAACCAAAACAATGGCGGCTCAGGAGGTTCAGGTGTTGTTATTGTCCGTTACTTAACCGCAGATGCTAATG